CTCGGGAAGGGCGGGTTTGCGTGTATCTAAACACGACTAGGTTTGGGTTTACGACCCCCATCCTTAGTGGTTGGTTTTCCGTAACGTTGCCGGGAAGTCCGGTCAACGCTAGGCGTTTTGCCCCGTTCCGTCCGTCTCACCGCGGCGCCTCCGCGTCTACCGCGGGTGCGCTTCTTCTTTTCGTCTGTCTTTGGCACACGCAAAACGTCACCATCAACCACGACGACCTCTTCGCCTCCGGGGTGCTTAGCCTCAATAACAGTAGGAGCGGGTGGATCCATCAACATATCTAGAGTCGTGCAAGAAGATACCCAAGACTCAAAGATATCAATACACAGGTCTGGCAGCTGTTGCTCACACAACTCTCGCTTCCAGCCTGAGCCTGACTCTTTGCTCGGATACTGATCGCCTTTCTCGATATCTGAATTCCAGATATTCAATATGTTTTTGTACTCCAATCCTTCTCCAGTACCGTGTTGCACAGGAGCCAGCAAAAGCACTTTCTTGACAAAGGGACCGAGCACTGGGGTGTGCTCGTCGGTAAGATAGTATGCAAAGGACTTCTCTCTCAATTTCAATAGGCGGGCTTGACTGTCGTTTTCAACATACGTCGCCAAGTGGAACTTACTCAGCTGTCGTTTAAGATCACAACACGAATCCGTATCACCGAACCAAACATCGGGCCCATAATGTCTGGCGAGGAAAGACACGGTATCTCCCACCCTTCTAATATTGATAGAGAGCTTCTGTCCGACCATTTTGGCTGCCTTCGTAGCCAAGTGCTCACGAAGCCCGGCAGACACAGCATCGTCTCCACAACAAGCTGCGCCATCACAGAGCTTCTTCCATGCTTCCTCAAAGCTAAACCCGTCCAACGTAAAAGCCAAGAAAATGACAAACGCGGTCAGGATCGTATTGAACGCAGAAGTCTCGGGACTACCCGAGCCTCTAGCGAACTCAGAATTGTAACGTACGCCAAATCTGGTTGCACAACGCAGCCATGTCTGGCGTCGCATCAATTCATCAATACGAGCGTGGAGTTGAGGAGAGAACAGAGCGTGCATGAGCACCGTCTCCAGATGCCTCGCGACTTCCGAGATCCTACCGTCCATCCGACTAAAGTCTGTTTCCGCAAGAATCTCCAAGAGCACGGCAATGCTGGCCACACGCTCCGCTACCTCACGAGGCTTCATGCCGCTAATGTACCATGATAGTTTCTTAAGCTTCTCTGCAACTGCGTAAATCAGTTGCGAATAAGCTTTCTTGTCGCTACCATCGATTTGGGTGATCATGCGAGGATCACCTACATTAGTCTCAGCTTGGCGCTTCATGAACGAAGAAGCAACCCCGGGCAAACTCTCATAGTTCGCACGCTCCAGGATTGCACGTTGTGACGGGCGGTTTTGCCGCTCAAGGACTTCATCTTCATCTACAGGAACCAAGACTTCATCAGCAATAAAGCCAACAAAAGCCCTGATAGCTTTGTCGAGTTTAGGTGTGACCACAGTCTGCGTTCGCACTTCCTCAATACGTTTCTTCACAGACCTCTTATCGTTGGACTTACACATGTCAGGAGCAAACCCGCCATCTACCAACGGAGGCATGAAAGCACGCATTGAAGCTTGCGCATCTGGATCATAATCGGCCAACTTTGGCAGGAACTGGTATGACCGCACACCATGCTTAGTGTCAAAAACGAGAGAATCACCCGGTTTCTTCACTTCGCGATGGTAAGCGGTCATGACTTCCGCTCCGAACTCATCAGAGTGGGAGTTGTTCGCCATCGTAGATTTGACCATCGCAACAGAAAGCTTGTCTTTCACAAGACTAGCTTTGATGGCAACTTCCTCGTCCACGCGCTTTGACACGCGCGAACAAGAAAAGTCGCCAACACGAGCTGTTGAAATGATTAAGTCATCCGACGTCTTGATTTGGAGGCGAACGAAGTCACCAACAACAGGATTAAGACGGACCAAAGAAGGTCCATCAATAAGCCTGTCGGCCAGTGACGCGTTACCAAACGGTATTATCTGGTGCCAACGTCGAGTTGGCGCCAGCAACACAACCTGATGGTCCGCATCAACATTCCGAC